GTCCACCAGTGCTGGCACGAGGCGACGTGATCTTCGGGGAGGACTATAGCGGACGCCACAGTGCGCGCACGTCCAGCGAAGTTCGTTGCATGTTGCCAGCGTTTAGAATTATCGCGATAGGACATCCCATTTGTATGCATTGTGCTACGAGGATGGCCGATCTCCCGCACACGATGAAAGCCTCCGTTGGCGTATGTCTCAGCGTACAAGTGATAAGCGTTGGGAGTGTGGAGGTCGGAGTCATTACGGAGTGCGTCCTTGAGTCGAGTGGCACCAGCCTCCCACGCGATGACTTGAGCGTCGGCGGCGCTGAGATCAGCTTCGACGAGTACGTGGCCGGGGTCGGGGAGATAGAGGGCGCGTAGGTTGGGGAGATGGAGAGCGTAGGGATCAGTCACGGCCACCATCCTTCCGTCCGTCCGTGGACGTAGATGTCGCGGCACGCGAGCACGTCGCCCATCGCGGAGTGAGCGTCGTCGAAGTCGCGACCGAGACAGAAGCGATGGGCCTCGGCGAGGTTGGGCCACTTATAGCGCCCGGGGAAGCGGCCGGGCAGACGCATACGGTCGGTGAGTGCGCGCATCGTGCAGAAGGGACGGAGATAGGAGAGCGGCGTAGGGTCAAACCCGGCGTGCGCCGACTCGATCAGCAGCATGTTGTTGTCGAAAGGGAGATTGTGAGCGACGAGAGTGGAGGTGGGGTCAGCAGAGGCGAGTGTGACGAGCTCGTAGAGACGACGGAGAACGTCGCCGAGGTCTTCGCCGACTGCGCGAGCGCGTTCGAGCGAGATACCGTGGACAGCTTCGGCGCGAGGGTGGATAGTAGCGCCAGGAGCGGGACGGATGATGGCGTTGAGGGAGGCGTGGTGACGAAGCTCATGCGTTACTATGCCGAGTTCTTCGTCGAGCATTTGCACCTTCTCCTCCCACTCGCCAAGCCACGCTGCGAGTTGGACGACGCGGGGTTGGGAGGGGTGAATGAGTGGGAGAGTGAAGTCGGGGAGACCGGAAGTCTCTGTGTCGATGAAGAGGAGCATTGGGTTAGTCCTCTTTGGATAAAGCGAGAAGTTCCTCACGCCGCTTGCGGGCGTAGTTGAGAGCTTCGAGAGGAACGGTAGAGAATTTCCCGTGCTCCATTGCCCACGTTATCATTGCGTCTGCGCAGCAGCGAGCTTCTTCGACTTTCTCGGGAGACTCACCTTCGGCTTCTCGAAGCGAAGCCCAGATAGCGATAACGATTGGAGCGTGCTTGTCGCGCGCGAGGAGCACGAACATCGGTTCGTCAGGGGCCGCCGCAGAATAACAGTCGAACTTGCCAGGAGAGAGTTTAGTTCCCATGTTACATTCCTTGTGCGGGGTCGTCTTCGCCGACAGGCGTGGCAAGATCGGCGTCACGGTCGTCGAACGCGACGAAGCCGGGGAGGGTCGTGATTGGAGGAGTGCCGGGCTGGTCGAGAGCGACAACAGCGCACGCTTGCGCAGCGATCATAAGGGGGAAAGGTCCAGCGAACACGGCGTCGTCGGAGACGCGTGGAATACACCCGAGGAGACGGCCAGACTGGTCACGGACGGGAGTGAACGCGTCGGAGATGACGCGGAGGTAGTTGGTGGGGTCGAGAGACATGGGATGGGGTTACTCCTGTGACTGCGGCGGGGCGTCGAGGGCGCGGAGCGCGTCACGTATATGCGAACACGCATCGTTCCAGTCGCCCGGTTGAGGGTCATCGCTGGTTTGGTCATTTGCAATCTGCGCCGCCTCCTCGAACGCCGCCGCGCGGGCCTCGCGGACACACGCATCGGCATGATCTAACAGCTTATCCCGCATAGCTGCCTCGGCCTCGCGGGCGCGCTGGTCGCCGTAGGCGGTGAGGGCGCGGGCGACCGCATGAACATCGGGGAACCGTTGCGGATCGTTAATGATCCAAGCCGGATCGGCTGTGTAACCCAGCGTAACCCATGCAATCTCCATCACGTCGGCCTCGGGCGGGGCGCGTAGCCGGGCGATCTCGGCGCGGGCCTCGTCGAGGAGATGAAATAGGTCGTCCTTCTCTTTCCAGTGGTCGTAGGCAAGGCCGTCCTTGTAGCCGGTTTTGCTCTCTCCCCAGCCGTTCTTGAACTCAGCCAGAGAATGATTGCGTCGTATCTGCGCCTCGCGCTCGGCGTCGGGGGTCGTGTACCTCGCCTGTTCATCGGGTGTGGGGGTGCAGTCGTTCAGTCGGGTGCCAGTCATGCGGATTAGTCTCCGTCAGGTCGCTTGATGTTCTGGAGGTTGCCGCCTTCGCCGAACGCAGTCTCGTTGGAGGAGAAGCGAAATGTCTCAACGAACGCGATGTTGAACGCGTGGCGCATACGGCCGTCGAGCGAAGGGCGCGCGTCGAGTGAGCCACGGAGCGTGTCGAGAGTACGGTAGTTCTGGATTTGAGCGATGAGAGGGGCGATGAGAGGAGTGCGACGGGCGTGTGTGGAGAGTGCGGTGTCGTCGAGCGAGATCGCTCCCGTCTTCCGGTTCTTGATCAGGGGGAGGCAGAGGTCGTCGTGGAAGAGCGCACGCATTTGGGGCGTGGAGTCGGGATTGAAGTCGCAGCCGGTCGCGACGTTGAGCCACTCACGAAGAGCGAGGGCGTCGTGCTCAAGGCGGCGCTGCGCGTGGGCTGCGCCTGCGGCATCGTAGCGGAGTCCGCGGAACATCATCGAGAGGACAGGCGCGAACAGCGACATCTCGAAGTCGAACTGGTCGCGAAGACTGGCGCGGTCGATTACGTCGGAGAGGACTTCGGCGCACTCAGCTGTGCGAACACAGTCCTCACAGTTGTAGCGCCAGTAGGTTCGCGCGTCGCCGATATCTGGATCGAACGTGCGGCCGTCATCTTTCCAGTAACGGTAATAGTCACAGTACATTGACGCAATGAAGGATAGAGATAGTGAACTTCCTTTCTTATCAACCTTGCCCGTAACCGGATCAATCTTGCCACCGAGTAGGCCCGGGAACGCAACATGTTGGGCGACCTGTGTGTCGGAGTGGAGACGGGGGAGGAGTGCCCAGTGGTGGGCGATCACTTGGCAGTCCCAGATCGCGTTGTGGAACGTAATGGGGCGAGAGGAGAGGACGGTACGGCAGGTTTGAGTTACAGTGAACTCGTCCTTCGGGGACCAATATGACGGCGACTCAGCTCTAGTCGGATGCGTGAACGGAATACAGATCGCATGTATGCTGTCGGAAGCGAAGCCGATGCAGTCAACACGTCCCCACCCCTCCGTGTCGCATACTAGCGGAGTTTCACTGCTATGTGCGTAGGTAGCGAACCAATCATTAATCTGCGCCAGCGACGGTTCAACGACAAACTCCCATGCGGGGCGGCGGACTTCGCGGAAGTGGGACTCACGGGCGGCACGTCGTAGGTCTTGTACTACGATTGGGCGGTGGGTCCACGCGCGGAGTACGTCGGCGGGGTGGAAGGTGGGAATAAGTTTCACACCTTCTTCGGTCGTGAGAACACTACCACGCCATTTTGTGATACCCATTTCACCTGTAAGCGCCCAAAGAGGCGTGTTCCCGAGTGCAATGATAAGCGTTGGTGGACTTCGTACAAGAAGTTCGTGCAGGCGACCAATTCCAACTCGGATAGGTTCGAGAGGAAAGCGTCCATTGAGCGCAAGCACTCCGCTTTTATGCGCTGCCTGTTTCCCAACGAAGAACTGGTCGATGTCATTGTGGATCAGCTTTCCGTTCTTGAGGTAAGAGGGGGGGCGGACGTGGCAGACGTTAGTAGCGAAGCACTGGGAGCGGTCAAGCCCGGCCTCGCGGAGCATCTCGTTGAGTAGGAAGCCAGACGGGCCACTGAACGGGCGGCCCGACTCGACTTCACGTTCGCCCGGTGCTTCGCCGACGAGCCAGATGGGAGCGGCAGGGTCGCCGTCTTCGATCCAGCGCGTCATGCGTGCCGCCCCCACGACAGACGGAGCAGTGCGACCACGTCCCACGAAGTCACCGCCAGATTAAGACGAGAACTCCCGCCGAGAGCTGCCAGACGTTGACCCGAAGAGGGTTGCGGCACTCTGGACGGCTCTGTTGATCGGTGATTTGACGGCGCAGTGCCTCGGCGACGGCGCATGTAGTCTCGGATGTAGAGGCGGGCGTCTGCGGGGTTACGGTAGTGGGACATTGGCGTTCGTCCATGACTGTGCGTACTCGTGTAGGTCGAGCAAGGCGCGTATGTCGCGCTCGAAGAGAAAGAGCGTGGGGCCGCGCGACGTGGTAATGCCTTTGAGATAACCGTTCCAGAGTGCGACAGTCATGTGGAGGGGAGGGGGGGCGTTGACGACGTTGCTCCAATCGACGACAGCAGTGCAGCAGGGAGAGACAACAACCGTGCGGCCGTTGCCTATTTCTTGGAGTTGGTCTTTGTACGCGATGAAGCTGGTAGTGCAGACAGGACAGCGTAGGTTGGTGAGGATGGTGCGGCTCGCGTCGGCCGTCGCGTCGGGGGGCGTAGTGCCCCCCTCTCGCGCGTGGTTGCCGTAGCCGTCCGGCGGACGGACGGGCTCGGGACCGTCGAGTGTTGCCATCGACGGGTGCTCGGCGCGTGAGGCGCTCACTGCGCGGCCTCGCGGAGACGCGCCTTGTCGGGCGACGTGACGCGCGTGACTTCGGCGTAGATGATCTCGGAGTCGTTGGCGTCGGGGCGGTGCTCGACGTGGACGAGCGCGGTGGCGAAGGCGAGCGCACCGATGGAGAAGTTCTTCTGCTTGTTGAGGCCAGTGACATCGAGCAAACGCTTGAGGCGCATGTTGCGGTTAGTGCCCCAATCGAGTTGGGGGGGAGTGGAGGCAGTGAGGTCGAGCATGAGGCTCTGCCGGACGAGCACCTTCGGCATGTTCATCTTTGCGCGAACGGTGTCGTCAGTGAGTTCCCACTGGAGTTCGAGTGCCGCCCACGGCTCACCGGCGCGTGCTTTGTCGTCGCCGATAGTGCCGGAGCGGAGGGAGTCTTTCGTCAGAGGTTGGCACTGCGCGAGGTAGTCGCCGACGTCGGGGAGAACGAAGGTGGTGTCGAGTTGGCCTTTGTGGGTGGTTTCGAGGAACGAGTTGACATCGAAGAGAGATGAGGACTGCACGAGTGATGTTCCTTTCAGTCGAGGTTGCACGAGGATGTGCGAGGGTGGGGGCGGCTTTCGCCCCTCATGGTTTGACGAGCATGGCGTTGCGCGCGCGCACGAGCATGTCGTAGACATGGCCGAGAGTAGTCGAGGCGTGGTTGGCGCCGACTCCGTCGTAGTGAGAGGCACCGTCTCGGTCGGGGTCGGGGAGCGAAGCCCACTCACACGAGATACCGTGGGCGAACTCGGCGTTGGTGAGATGACCACGCCACCATGCGGGGTAGCCGCGGCCGACGAGGAGACGGACGGCGAACTCGTCTTGGAGTGCGGGAGTGAAGAGAGTGGAGTCGGGGAGGGCGAAGTGCGCTTGAAGCGACTGCATAGTGCGCCGGATGATCTGGTAGCGGCCAGTGGCGGTGGAGGGGAGGTCATGGATGAGCATGTCATCCATGCAGGAGTATATGTCGGCGAGAGAGCGGACGGAGAGGTCGCCGTATGTGCGTCCGTCGATGTCGCCGATAGTGGCATTGTAGTTGCCAGCGGACTCACCGGATTGGTTGTCAGGGACACCGCCCGCGATGAAGTCGAGGATGATGTCGGTGCAGGGGTCGGAGGAGAGGAGAGTGCTCATTGAAGGGGCTCCGTGGAGGAGGGGGAGGGAGAGAGCGACGGGACGGCAGTACGTGCGTCAAGGTCACGAATTTTGTTGGAGAGGAGTTTGAACACACGCATAGTGATGAGGAGTTGAAGAGTGGGGATAGGGAGAGCTTTGAGGACGGCGGGGCTGACTCCCATCAGTTTGCAGAACGCGGGAAGCTCGGCCGCGAACTCGGCGTTCGCGGCGGTGGCTTCGGCGTGGTTGATTGACTCGACGATGGCGTGGCGAGAAGTGTTCACGAGGGGAGTGCTCCTTATCTAAAGAGTTGGGCGAAGTCGGGGGCGAGAGACGCGGAGAGTGGGAGACGGCGACGTTTGAGGCCGCGGCCCGCCTCTTCGGTGTTCCAGACGTACTTACCGTCGATGCACTCAGCGACAATGATCTCGTCCGGCTTGCGGGCGAGCTTGGGGGCGAGTTTCTGGCCGATGGTCGCAGTGGTGAGAGTGGAGAGGCCAGTGAGGGGAGAAGTCTCGCGCTCTATGTGGGCGAGGAGGACGGACGTGCAGCGAGTGCCGCCCCACGCGAGGTCCATGAAGCCTTCGATCTGTTGCTGGATACCGCCGATCTCAGGGAGTGAGAGAAAGGGGCGGGAGCCGACGGTGGAGAAGATGACCATGCGCGTGAGGCCGGTGAGGCCGTCGAAACAGATGGCGCGGTCTTCGCTCCACTCGCCGACATCACCGAAGCTCTCGCCGCAGCGGTCGCATACGAAATCGGCGCAGGTGGAGAACAAGTCGAGGAATTGAGTGTAGGAGGAGCGGCCCGGATCAACCGTTTTGATCGCGGTTTCAATCGACGAGACGTGCATGACTTGTGCCCACTTACGCATGACGGCCCAATCGACGGCGGCGGGAGGTTGATAGTGAGTGTGGATGGCGGGGGTAGGTGCGCTTGGGCCACAGAGGTTGGGGCCGAGAGCGGCTTCGACACCGGGTTCCATCGAGATGATGAAGGTTTCGAGGCCAGCGCCGCGATGCGTCGTGCCACGCTCGTCGAGATATTCGGGGAGGAGCGTGCGGAGAGAGGTTGTCTTGCCAGTGCCGATGTCACCTTCGAGGAGGACGTTCGATTTCATTGGCGTGACTCGTCGATGATGTCGTACTTCGGCGCAGACAAATCAAGTGATTTGGTGGCCTTGAGACGAGAGATCATGCCGTTGGCGGCGAAGAGTGAGTCGAGATACTCGACCTTCACGTCGCGCTCGAAGTTGATGAGTGCTTGGACGATGGCGTACTTGCGTGCGATATCAGAGAAGCCGGAGGATTGTGCGGCGTCGAGAGCGGCGAGGAGAGTGTCGGCGCGGGCGTAGATTTCGTCGAGGGTCACAGCGTGTCTCCGTGAAGGGGGCATGAGGCGACGGGCTCCCACCAGCCGTCAGGGTCGATGGGGGAGGGGGAGTGGTAGATGCAGTCACACTCACCTTCGCCGAAGGGCTCGTCGTCGGTGGAGGGGGGCGACGACGGTGCAGGTGCGGGCAGCGACATGTCACGTCTCCTGTCGAGTGAGGGGGTCCCAACGCCGAACCTCGAACGTGGCGAGCCACGCGTCGGGGTCGGCCGATGAGCACAGGTCGAGGAACGTGCAGCCACCGAAGTCGGCGCACGCGGTGTCGAACGATTGGGGGAAGGGGTGGGCGTGGCCGGTGCGCCAACCAGCGCGGAGTGAGAGGTACTGCCCACACATGGTAGCAGTGTCACTCTGCAACTGCGCCAGCCACGCGTCGATCATCCACTCAGGGCGGGGGGCGAGTGCCCAGCCGAGTTTGATGTCGGTCTTCATTACGCCCATGCCGCGTACGATGAAGCCTTTGAGAGTCACGCCGTATTCGCGGGCGAGCCACACATACCCGGTGAATTGAGAGCGGAGCTTCCACTGCGCGCGCCAGAAGTCGGAGTTGGGGTCGGAGCCGGTGGTCTTGTCGTCAAGTCCCCACACGGAGTGCTGGTAGTCGCCGATGAGGTCGAAGCGGCCAGCGTAGAGGATCGGTTCGCCGGTGTCGGGGTGACGAGAGCCAGGGATGGGGAGGGCACCGCTGTACTCGATGCAGGGATGACCGGCGTGGACGTGGATTTGGAGCGGGTCTTCGTCGAGCGGCCACTCGCGGAAGTAGGCTTGGAGAGTGGCGAGAGCCGCGGAGAGGGTCTTGGCTTGAGAGGTACGGGTGCCGCCGTCCGGCGCTTCGAAGTCGCCCCACGCGTGAATGACTGCCTCGCAGCCGTTGTGGAGCGCGTCGGACGTGTCGCACGTCTCGAAGTACGTGCGGCGGGCGACCTCGAGGCCGCGAGCGATGCACGCGCCGAAGTGAAGGTGGACCGAGACGCCGGGCCGCGCGAGCCCGAGAACGTGACGGCGGAAGAACGAGTGGGGGCACTTGAGCCAGTCAGAGCGCATAGTGGCGTCAATGACGCGGGGGAAAAGCGGAGTGGGGGCTAGAGATGCGCCTGCACCTGCACCTGCACCTACGGGCTCGATCATTTCGGCGTCCCAAAGAGTGTGTCGATGTCGAGAGTGGGCGCGGCGACGGCCTTCTTCGCGGCGGCACGGTTGCGTGCGCCAGCGCGAGAGGCGTTCTCTCGGTCGTGCGCGATGGAGAGTAGGATACGCCGCATGTCTTCGGGCGTGACGCGCTCGCGATTGAGGACGCGGAGGCGGGCGTCGAGGAGGAGGGAGTGAGTGTCGAGAGACGTGGTCGTGTCAGACATCTTCCACCTTTACCCAAAATGCACTGCCGTCAGGGAGACGGACGTGCAGCAAACATTCCTCATTGCCGTCTTCGACTTCTGCCCACTCTGGATCAGTGAGATAGCCTCGGAGGAGGGCCGTGAACTCTTGTGCGGTCATGGCGGGGGTACCTTCTGTGCGTTGAGCCACTCACGGAAAATATGCTCGCATGTGCGGCCCCACGTGCGGTAGCGGGGGCGGCCAGTGCGCGGGTCGAGCATGACGAGACGTAGTTCGTCGTGGAGTGAGACGGGGAGACGGAAAGACAAGATGCGAGTGGGCTCACGGTCGGGGCGGGCAGTGCCGGGCATGAGGAGGGCAGCCTATCGGGGTGCGTCTAGCGGTGAACAGGCGGGATCGGTGCGAGGATCAGTCACACCAGATCGACTTGACGGCTCTGATCCCCCCGCGTGTATCTTCGCCGCGTTGTGCGGAAAAAACCTGTTCACCACTAGAAACACTCCTCGCAGAACGGGATGTCGAAGTGGGTCTCGCGCGTCTCGTGCGGGAGTGAGGCGAGGAGCGCGGGCGGCACGGCGTCGAGGCCAGTGGAGCGGTAGTGGAATGTGTGACTGTTCGGGGCGTAGCGAACTAGGACGTAGGCAGCGGGAGAGCGGACGGTCGCGCCACAGGAGCAGTGAGCGACGGAGACGGGCAGGACGACGGAGGAAGGCGTCTCGGAGGCGTGAGGGGAGACGTGAGTGGGAGAGGGGGAGATCGAAGGGCGGCCGGGGCGCGCTCGGTGGGGCTGCGCCAGCGCGCCAGCACGGGCGAAGAGGGCGTCGAGGGGGATCGGGGCGGGGGCGGCGGGGAGGATGCGTGCGGCTGGCTGGCGGGGCTTTCCCCCGCCTGTCGCCATTGTATCCTCCTGGGATCGGGCCATTGCCCCCTCCATTGCTACCACCGGGCGGCAGCGCCTGGGGAGTGTCAACATCATACGCCGATGCGATGTTGACAGGTATGCGAAGAACGCATAGGTCGGTCGTGCGCCTTGGGCAACAAAAACCCCCCGCCAGCCGAAGCCAGCGAGGGGCGAGGTTGCGTCGCGCGATGCGTGGCACGCGACGGGTCGGCGTGGTTAGTTCGCGGCGGCGGCGGGAGTGAACAGGCCCGCGAACGGCGAAGCGGCGTCGGGCTTCGCAGTGCGTGCGGCCGAGGCCATCGCCTTCGCGCGTTCGGCGAGGATTTTCGAAAGTGCGATCTTGACGCGAGGGTCGGAGTTTTCGAGCGCCGTGTACAACTTCGCCTTCGACCACACGTGAACAATGCGGCCTTTGGCGTCACGTTTGGGGGAGCCGTTCTCCACCTTCGGCTGCTCCAACATCTCGTCGATCTTGGCTTGGACGACGTGGACGGGCTGGCCGGAGACTTCGGCGAGTGCGACAACGATGTCGTCGGGCTCGGCGTCGCCCATCGTGCGGCCCGGTGTCCAGGTGCCGTCGGTCACTGTAGCGATGAACTTGTCCCACTCGCGCCGGAGATCGGACGCGCCGGGGTTGTCGATGCGGTTGTAGATGTTGGAGAAGGTGTTGATGACACCGCGAAGCATGAACGCGGCAACGAGGCTGTCCGCAACGGCGGCGGGAGTGAGGGTGATGACTTCGGCGACGCCTTGCTCGCCGGTCACGGCGTCAGGGGCGGTGTAGAGGGAGAGGAGGGCGTTGCCCGCGTCGTTGAACGCGACGGAGACGGTCTTGCGGCGTTTGGTGTCGGCCATTTGGGGTTCTCCTAGTGGTTCGGAGGGCGGGATTGCCCGGCGTTCCGCTCATGGCACAGGGAGGGAGTCACGCCACCTGTGCCATGGCCGGAGCGTCGGCGTCGCTGGCGGTAGGCGAGACACCAGCGACGGTGAGCGCGTCCAGGGCGGTGCGGCACTCTTCCAGGGTGCCAGTGTACCAGGGCGGGAACGGACGCCGCGCGGTCGAGGAGGACCGCGAAGCGGTGACAGCCGAGAGGGGCGATGCGGGCGCGCGTGAACATGGGCTGTTATATACACGCGCGCACGCGAGAGGTCAAGCGGTCAATCGACGCAAGAATGAGACTTGGGGCATGAAGTGCGCCCCGCGCACGTTGTAGGACTGTAACAGAATGATGGACATGCGCCCGAACGAGGCCACACGACGCGGTTGATGCGAGGGTTAGCAGGATAGGGCAGGGATTGCGCCTTGGTCGCGACCTTGCCGGTTAGTTCGGTTGCGAGCGCGAGTGCATCGTCGGGAGTGAAGGAAGGCCAGGGCGACGGCTTGACCTTGCGCCAGTCGTCGTTAGGCTCGTAGTCGGCGGGGATAGGCTGTTCTATACAGCCGGTGGAATTGTCGGCGAATGTGATCCAGTAGGGCATTTAGAACCTCCCGATGAAAAATAGAGCGACGATCACAAATGCGAGCGCGAGGCCAGCGAAGAGCGAGCCGAGACGTTCGAGCCAGCGCGACGGGCGCGACGGCTCGACGGCTCGACGGTGCGGCGGTGGGCGGTCCGGCGGCGCACCTGCACCTACGGGCAGCGTCACGCCAGCCTCGCGGGCGATCATGGCGCAGTAACGGTCCCAGGCGGTCATGGGCGAGCCTCCATTGCGGCGACGATAGGGTTGAGGGTCAGGACGATTACCGCGCTGTCGTCGCCGTTGTCAGTCGCGGTAGGTTCGATGCGGAGGATGGCTTTGGCGAAGATGCGGAGGAGAGAGCGGCAATGCGCGTCGGCTGGGTCCGCGTCGCAGCCGTGCGAGAGGAACATCTTGAACCGATACAGGTCGCGCACGGACGCACGAGCGTCACGTGACGACATCGGGCCGAGTGACGCACCGCCGTCGCGGTCGAACTTGAGGAGGAGGGCGGTGTAGGCTTCGGGGAAGTGGCGGTAGTCGCGGCGGGAGGAGGGGCGAGGAGTGGCGGTCACAGCGGCCCCTCCTCTTTGTTGCCGCTGACGCGCTCGCGCTCGCGGCGTGCGTTGGCGAGGAACAAATACGTGTCGTGATCGTACCGCTTGCCGTGCCGGTTGCGGCGGGATTGTTTCTCCTCGAAGTGGATGAGGGCGGCGGCGCGTGCGACCGTGCGCGCGACGGAGCGGGGAGACGTGTCGGATGATTTCATGGGCGGGGAACTCCTGTGGTTGTGTCGGTAGACGTGTCGGTAGACTGACCGCCTTCGGCGGCGGCACGCGTTGGCGCACCACCAAGCCCGCACCGCCGCGACGAGGCGACGGTGGGGCTTGTAGCTGCGTCAAACGGGGTCGTTGTCGCCGCGAGGTACGGGACCACGTTCGGCGAGGATGCGGGCGCGGATAGCGCCTTCGGTGTCGGTGGAGAGTACGCGGCGCACGTCACGTGGCTGGCGTGGATCGGTGCCCATTGTAGCGTGACCGGCGAGCCATTCAGTGATACCGCTGGCTTGTTCCCAGCGAGCGCGGTTGAAGCGGTAGCCTTCGCGTTCGAGCGCGTTGCAGAGCGCAACACGGTCGCCCATTGGTAACTCAGCGCGTGCGAACGCGGCGAGCCATTCGTAGTGGCGTTTGGTGAAGAGTGGACTAGACATCGTATGTTCCTCTCTCTGTCGATACACTCTCTGTATCATCATGCCGTGCGCTGCGCCGTGGTTGCGTGTGTGTTACGCGGCGAGACGGAGGAGGTCGCCCGCCGTCCGTTCGATCTTCACGCGTGCGTCAACGTGCTCGACGGTGCGGGCAAAGGCGGTTGCGCCCGTCACCGCGTCCCACATGGTTTCGATGGGCCGGAACTCATCGACGAGGTGGGCAGCTTGTATCTTACCGGCAATGCCCTTACCAAATCGAGTGGCAAGGAACGTATCAACGTCGCCTTTGATCTTGGCAGCTTTCGCCGCTGCAATCGTCGTGGCGACGTTGGCCGGTGAGCTGTTCGCATACTCCGTCAGGATCGGTTTGATCTCCTCAGCCCAACGGTGGGGCGCACCGGACGTGTGACGGATTTTGATCTCCGTATGTTCGGTTGCGCCCCAGATGATGCGATTGCGGCAGACGTAATCGAACAGGAACATCCCCAGCACGAGGCGGGAAGCGCCTACCTCGCTATTGCTGATGTAGAAGCCACGGGCGAGTGACCCGGACTTGCCGTTTCGGCGGTCTGGCACCTCGATACGACGCTCCTCGTCGGCGAGGAACGCCCACATGTCGCGGTCGGAGGCGTAGAGCGTCGTGTTCGCTTTCGTCGGCTCGACACGCTGGCCGAACTCGCCGGGGATGCGCCAGTCACCGCTAACACCGTCGCCGAACTGCCGAACCATCGTCTCGGCGATGTCAGCGTTCCACACAACGCCATAGTCGGGGCCGTTGACTGCCGCGATGTGTGTCGTCTTGTTGCCCGCGTCGTCCTCGCGGCGACGTAGCAGCACCGAGACACTCTCAACCGGGCGCGAGTGGTGCAGTCCCCAGTTGATGTTGTCAGCGGCGAGTGCGCCAGGCATCCGGCTATCGCGAATGTACGATGAGGGGACACCCGCGAGCGAGCAGAGTTGTCCGAACGCCCAATGCGTGAACTGGGCAGGGTGGCCGTTCGGGCCCGACACGACGACATCAAGCGGATCGGAGGTTGACGGTAGAACCGTCAATCCCCGATTTGGCATGACGCGTCGTGCGGCGTGATCGCGCTCGTACCGCGTGAACGCGGCGAGAGCGGGAAGGCTGGTAAACCGCTCGTCGGCTGGGCGGGAGGCCCACTGACGCGAGGCTTGGTGAAGTTCCATGAGACATACTCCGATAAGCAACGCAGGATGGCGTTGCACTCTGCCGCGCCGTGACGCGGCAGGCTGCAATGTCATCTAGATGAATGACCAATATCCGTCGCTGTTCCGGACTTCTGCATACAGTCCCCAACGTTTCCAGCGTGAGCGCAAGAAGTCGCGCGCCACGGTGAAGTCTGCGAACTCGGTGCGGCAGTAAGAGCCGTCAACATACTCCACATATACACGTCCGCCGCAAGCGGGAGACGTGCGCCAGACTGAGGCTTTTACGACACCAACGCGGTGAGCATGTGCGATTAGACCGCGCAGATTGCGGGAGCGGTGGATTGTCTTACCGTTTAGAACTATCTCGGCCATTAGCTTACTCCTGGCAACGTGTGGCGTTGCGCTATGCCCTGCCGCGATGGCAGGGCACGCCGCAATGTCACCCGTGGTAACTGTCATGGCACGCTTTAGAGCAGAATGCGCCACGGTGCCAATTGACGCCGGCGTGGTCATCGCGCTCGGTGCCGTACTCAAAAGCGTTGACGGTATGGTACTCGCCAAGTGACGAAAGACGCATTGGACGATGATTGCCGCACCATAAACACTTGCACGTGTTGTCGCTGACGCGTCGCACGACACTTTGCCGTGCGAACGGATCGTGTGAGATTGTTACGTAGTCAGTCATTGCCTCTTACCTCTTTCGGCGGTTGCACCATGCCGCCGCGCCGTTGTTGGTGTTGTGGGCGCGGCGGTTGCTGCAATCGCGTGCTCAGCGTGCGATACGGTAGTGATCGCTGTTCAGCACGCCATTGACGAAATCATGCTCGTCAATGCTGCCGTAACCATACATTCCCATTTTGAAGGGGATGTAGATACGGGACGCGTCACGTTTCCAGCGGCGAGTTGCGCCATTGCGGCGAATTCGCCACCACTTGCCGTTTGACATTGCGACTTCGATCTGGCCACGGTCGAGCAACGCATCAACAGTGTCGCGCGTGATCGCGATTGGCCGCAACGTGATTTCGTTCGTGTCGGTATTGATGACGATAGGCATTGCTGTTCACTCCTCTCGGTTGACGTTACCGCTGTGTCCTCGCAATTTGAGCGAGGACACGCCGCTAACGTCAATCTGCGTCGTGTTGGGCGTCTGAAACCCAACCCACGAAGACAGCGGTATAACCCGCGCTTGTCCGATAACAACGGTAAAGCGCGCGTTGACCGTAAGCATTTTGGCAAGTCATGTAGTAAGTCATTGTATTCTCCTGTTATGGGAAGTGCGCTGCGCCGACATCGGAGGCGCGTCAATCTCAGCCGTGAGGCTTACCAGCTATGACGGGCGCGATGCGGGCGCAGCTAGGGTATCCTTTCCGGGCGATGCCGCGTTGGGCTGTCGCTGTCCGGCCGTGCCTTCGCCCGAGTATGTAGCATGGGCGCTCGAGGAGCGCAAGGCGCAATCGGCGGCTTGGGCGCTGGACGATGTAAGGTCGAGAGGACGTAAGGACCGCGGCGAGGCTTATCGCGGTGATGCTGTCGGATGCACGTATAGGTAGGGGGGGGTA